TACTTGTAATAAGTTGTTTGACTGATTTAATAGAGTGAGCGCCCTTATTACGAATAAGTTCACCCTCGTTTGTTAGTTTATTAATAACGTCTTGTAAATCGGCCATGACTTATTCCTTATTTCTTAGGTTTGCTAAGTGCTTGTGCGCCAAAGAAAGCTGCGACAATACCAGCAACCGCAATGAAGTATACTCCCGCCATATCACCAAGAATCTTTGCTGCCTGATCCATATTGAAAACTGTTGCAAGGACTACGATAACAGGATACAACAACATACCACCAAGTGAGAACCATGCCATACTACGCTGGGCGTCACGCATTGCATCTGCATCCTCAAGTTCCTTACGTTTAAACTCAAGATACATCTTTTGTTCATCAGGACTAACCTTACCGTCACCATTCGTATCTGCTGGATGGTAACCTGATTCCTTGATTTCTTCTTCGCCCATGTGATTAACTCCTGTTTTTTCTCTCTTGTTTATCGTATTGGTCTTTCTCTTCTTTGAGATATTTTGACAACAAACTAAGGTATATTTCTCTCTCCCATGGCAACATATTCTCCAACTCAGTTAAACTCCATTTATGATGCTGCATCATTGCAAAATTTTGTTTATAATAATTTGTCAAGGAGTCATGAGACAGCGCTATCCTAAAAAACTTGGTAATCCCTCCAATAATACTTCACCCTTTACTTTCGTGTTAGGATTAACAACATCAATAACATGTCTTAGCTTTGGCATCGTTTCAAAAAACTTTAATACATTTTCTAGTTGTTCCGTATTAAATGAATCAACAAAATCAGCAATTTCATCTGTTGTCATATCAATCCTACTTATAGTTTCATCACCATCCATAACATATTCAACACACTGATGAAACATAATTATACTTCTTTCAAAATCAGAAAGATTCATATCTAAGTTTTTCATGTCTTTCAAAACGGGATAACGTAACCCCAGTTTAATATCTTCTGTAAGTGCAACTTCCTGAGAATGTTCTAAACTCATTTGCACCGTTATCTCCGATAAGTCAACCTCAGTTTCAACTTTAGTTTCTCCATCATCTGGACATGTCACGTTAAGTTTCACTTTAGCGCCAGCAGATTTTGCTCTCAATTGTAGAAACACATATTCTATATCAAACATTGGGTTAGTGTTAACATCTATACTGCCGAAGGTACAATTTGTTACTAACTGACCAATAGCATCAGCAATCTGAGATTCTTCACCAGATTCTTGAGCAATCATCAAAATCTTTTGCTCTTTAACCAAGAACGGTCTATATTTAATTTCCTCCTGTGTTGATGGTACTGTTAGTTCATATTCAGAAGTTTGTAGTTTAGGTAACGCCATAATGTTTCATCCTTTAAAATAATTTGCTCAACACCTTCGGTATGTTCGCATTAATTGATCTCTCTGCACCTGTAATTACTGTATCAAGAACCTTCTCCATGAGGTTAGGTGGTTGGTTTGTGATGTCAAGTGTCTCCCAATATCTATACTGCATGGTAATGGGTATTTTTACAATGTCACTAGCTGGACTCGCATCAAAGGATGATGGACCAACCTCTTTTGGAAAACACTCTCTAAGTCTAATCCCGTATCGCCTTGTATTCTTTACATCAAGGACATAAATATCAATGTCCTTGATGTAATCCTTATAGTACTTGACATTCCATGTTCCCTTGTCCCAAGCCTCTTCTTGCCAAGATTCAAAGAACACTCTTTCCTCTAGGTCACTACTTGATTGAAAGGTCATGGCAAGTGTACCACCAAATGTGATACCATCAACGATTTCTGGTGCAATACCATACATGTTAGTATCAAGTGACGTATTAAGAGCTCTCCCCGGCAGATCAAGAGATTCACATCGCATAGATACTTTTCTTGCGTCCCCTTTGCCGGGAGATGTGATAATAACCTCATACCGGCTTGGAAGTGCATATCCATTGTCACTGTGAAACTCTGACAGGAAATTGTTGATTACTCCAAATGCGGTTGATTCTACAAAACTTGCAAGCGTTGCCATTAGATCATTGCCCTCGAATCTTTCCATACCTCTGATGCAGAGGACTTCTTGAATCTTTGTACAGGTAGGAGAGTTGCAATCGTAAATTCGTCTGCATCAATCCTACGAAACTGTGACTTGGTGTGTCCAGCAAGGTATTTATGTATGGTTGGTCTGATGAGTCGAACACCCTTTAACTTCTGGTAGTCAACGATAAGTCTGGTTGACTCATCAAATGCAGTGTTGTTAGAGAAATCCACTAAACGGTCAAGTAACTTGATCCTCAGTGGAATGGGTAGGTAGTGAAAATTGATACCAAGAAACCCGTCTGGATATGTCTCTAATGGCAGTACCAGTGGGAATGTGTCATAGTATGGTAGGGTCTTCTTGAATTTTGGGTCATACATGAACATATTCAATTTACCATAGAACGGCTTGTTGTTCCTCTTACCATCCCGTATGAGGTCAAGTGTGCTTGGTGTACCCAATTCTTTGATCTTTTCTCTATACCATGCAGTTGAACGAGGACGACCCCTCATTTCATCTTTAACTGCTTGCATATATTTACTTGGTGCTCTTGCCATAATACTATTTATACGAAATCCCAAGATGATCTTCCGTTAATATCTTAAACTCCATACCATTATCTGCACACCATTCTGTTGCATATCGCCACTTAGCATCGTTCACACCATAGGTAATAACCTCATTCATCCATCGTCTGGTGCGCCTCTTGGGTTCTTTGGGAGGTCTACACTGCACCTTGGGTTTAACCTCAATCACCATCTTCTTAATCGCACCATCAGCCTGTTTGACTTTAATGTAGAAATCTGGAAAGTATCTGTGCATACGTCCATCCTTGGGTGATAAATAGGGTATAATGATCTCTTCACTACCCCACTCAATTATAGATATACTGTTGTCACAGTATACCATAAACTTACGCTCCCAGAGAGAACGATAAACTATGTTCCGTGGATCGCCCTTATATTTTTCGGGTTTCCTTGGTGTGTATCGACCTTTATATGACATGTGTTATAAATAGTTTCATAAAGTGTATAAGGATATTTAGACATGGCATTAAGAGACGCTTTCGTAAACATCGCAAAGAACGCAGCGGCTAGTGCTGCATCAGGTTTGGTCAGTGGGGTTGCTGGTGGTCTAAGGTCGGGGTTGGGTGGTTCATCCTCTAGTTCTGGGTCTAGTCCTCTAAAAACTAATTTTAATCCAGAACCATCAATTCTTCTGTATCCCTCTGATGTTGGTACTAACATGCACCAAGCAAGTTATATCCTGTTTGCTCGTCATTCTGTGTCGGGTGCAAAGGTAAAGTCAAAAAAGAAAAAACCAACAGTTGCAAAAATTTATGATCCAGAGGATGGGACATTTGACAAAAAAGCTACTGCTCGATCACAGCAAGAGTCTGATGCCCAAATTGAAGTAAGACAGGGTAATGCTGGCGGGACGGGTGCTGGTAAGGATGGTTCAAGCACTTCAATTGCATTGAAAGGCAAGAATGTTCAAAGAACTGGAACAGTCATAGGACTATACATGCCTCCAGCAGTTAATGTAAGTTATAATATGGACTATACTGAGGGAGAAGTTGGTGTGGTAACAGAGGCAGTTGCTGGGTTATTTAAAGCATACCAAGCAGGAACATTAGGTGCAGGTTCAATTCTTAATGAAGCCAAAAATGTTGGAAGCAGTGTAGTAAAGAATGTTGCACTAAGTGGTATTTCTAAGGTTCCCGGTATTGAAGGTGCTCAAGAAGTATATGCAATGCAAACAGGTGCCATTGTTACGCCGAGGACAGAGATGTTTTTTAAGGGTATTGGTAGAAGGTCATTTTCCTTTACTTTCACATTCATTCCCAAGGATAGTAATGAAACACAAATAGTACATAAAATTATAAAAGAGTTTAAAGTGGGTATGTCTCCCACATTTAAAAATGCAGGCTCTGTACGAGATATGACAATTCCTGATGTATTCTCAATTCAATACATGCACATAAATTCTCAGAATCAATATATCAACAAGATTGGTAAATGTTATCTCAAGACAATGGATGTTAATTATGGTGGAGATAAATTCGTAACATATAATGCTGACAAAGAAGGTGCGCCACCACAGAAGACGAGCATTACTCTGTCATTTCAAGAACTGGAAATCATGGATCGATCTAATATAGAGGACGGGTTCTAGAATGTATTTTGAACAATTTCCAGTAATTTTCTACGACGCTGTTGGTAATGGTGACCCCAAGGTAGTAACGCACCTACTCAAACGTGTTGCATTACATAGTAAAGCAAGTGAAACAATAGCTCTATTTGACACCTATGATGTTAGGAATGGCGAGACACCTGAGATGATTGCACATAAGTATTATGATGATGCAGAGTATCATTGGGTGATCCTGTTGATTAATAACATCACGGACAGGTATCACCAGTGGCCCATGAACACTCGACAGTTCCTTTCACACCTTGCTGAGAGGTATGACAATGTGGATGCAGTGCATCACTATGAGATTTATCAGGAATCGGGTGATACCAGTGTCAAAATCAATATTGGAACTAGCAATATAGATGTAGATGGTAATACGATTGCAGATGCAACACTGGTTACAAACAGAGAATATGAAGAGGAAAAACAGGACGTACTCAGGAAGATACGACTGCTGGACCCCGTATATTTGGAACAGTTTGTAGAGGAATTTGAGAGATTGGTTTCTGAGACAGAGGATTAATTGAGTGGCACAAAAAGAACTTAGAAGCGGTGGTGAGTTTAACATCTTGCAATGTGATTTAATATTGGCCAATGGTCAGTTAAATAACTTGCGATCCGCTGTTGTGGGACTCACCATATTTGAGAGTATAAATCAATTCGCAATAACAGGAACAATTACAATTCAAGATTCTTATAATCTTGCATCATACGGACCCATCATTGGACAAGAATACCTGAAACTTAAAATTGCAACACCAAATTTGAAGGGTGGTGAAAATACCATTGACTACTCATCAAATCCACTATTGATAACAGCAGTTGATGACCGAGAGGAAATTGGTAATGGGGTTCAAGCTACAACTATGTCATTCTGTTCAAGAGAATTTGTGATTAATCAGAGAACCAGAGTTAGAAGAACACTAGTGGGTTCATATTCAGATATCGTTGAAACCATGTTGTATACTGACCTAGACAGCGATAAAGAATTGTACTCTGAACCCAGTGCTGACAATAAAAAAATAATTGCACCAAATGCCAAACCTTTTGATGTTGTATCCATAGCAATGAAGAATGCTGTGTCAGAGAAATTCAATCAATCAACATATTTCTTTTGGGAAAGCACCTCTGGGTTCAATTTCAGAACTCTTGGGAATATGTACGCTCAAAACCCTGTCATGAAATATGAAAGTACCCTTGCAGGCACAAGAACTCAAAATGGTGTAAGAGATATCTTGGCAGAGTTGGGTGCGATTGAAGCGTATACAATAACTAGCTCTCCTGATACTGTGTTTAATTATGCAGAGGGCATATTTTCATCTGAATTGATTGTCCACGACATCATATCTAAAAGTTACCAAAAACATATATATAATTACAGTGATAATTTTTCAGAGGAGCAACACCTTGGAACAAAACCCCTTGCAATCAATGACCCAGATGGAATCAGTGTATCATCCTTTCCATCCAAACAGTATCTAAAACCTACTGTGGGTGTGGGTACAGATCAGAGTTTTAATGATGAATTTTACCAGTATGCATATGAAACAAACAAGTTGGAATTGTTACAAGCAAGAAATTCCCAATTAGCAATGTTAGAATCAGGATTGCAGATGAGTATCAATGTTGTTGGAACTACTGTCGTCAAGGCAGGGGACATTGTAGAGATCATTATACCTAGTGTTTCTGTATACAAAACCACCAAAAACGAAAAGGAAGATATG